GCCGACAAGGAGCAGCGGGAGAGCGAACTCGAACAGGAGCGCGTATATCAGGACAACCTCGCCGCTCTGAAGGAGACGGCCATCAGTTCCACCTTCGGCATCTTGAGCAACCTCTCCAAGGCGTTCGAGAAGGACACCGAGGAAGGACAGCGGAAGGCGTTCAAGCGCAACAAGGCCATCAGCATCGCCGAGACTTTGGTGAGCACATACCAAGCCGCACAGAAGGCATACGCCTCACAGCTCGCCATCCCATCCCCGGACGCACCCATTCGCGCACAAGTGGCCGCAGGTATCGCCGTGGCTGCGGGTCTGGCTAAGGTCGCCGCCATCAAGTCCACCCAGTTCTCTGGAGGCGGCAGTACGGGCGGAGCCACAGGGGGAGGCGTTGCCGGTGGGGGCACCCAATCCATTGGCGTGGACGTGGGTACCCTTGTCCCTACCGCCGGACAACCCACACCGGAACCCGTCCGGGCATATGTAGTCTCGAACGAGATTAGCAACAAACAGGCCCTCGATAGAGAGCTACAAATTCAGACGACGCTATGAGAACCGTGGAGCTTTTGATTGACGAGGAGCAGGAGGACTTCGGCGTGGAGGCCATCTCCCTGGTCAAGTTCCCCGCCATCGAGGAGAACTTCGTGTACTTCAACAAGGAGCAGAAGTTGACCCTCGCCCGCATCGACGAGGAGCGCATGATGCTCATCGGCCCGGCCTTGATTCCGGAGAAGATGATCCCGCGGTGGGACGATGAGAAGGAGGAAGAGTTCGAGGTGTACTTCTCCAAGGACACCGTGGCCAAGGCTGCGGAGCTGTTCATGAAGCAGAAGCGCAACGACGAGTACACCGTCGAGCACCAGTCCAAGGTCGACGGGCTGTCCATCTTCGAGTCTTGGATTGTAGCCGACAAGGACAAGGACAAGGCCGCCGTGTACGGGTTCAATGTCCCGGTCGGTACTTGGATGGTCTCTGTCAAGGTCCACAATTCCGACGTCTGGATGGACGTCAAGGACAAGAAGTATCGGGGGTTCAGTATCGAGGGGTACTTCATTGACAAGCTCATCAAGATGGAGGACGTCACGGTGGACACCATCGCCGAGGCCCTGCGCGAAGTGCTCGAACCTGCCGCCTACCTCGACGGGAAGCCCCTCTTCGAGACCGCATTGGAGGCCAATCTTATGGCCGAGGCTTTAGGGTGTGAGGGACACCACAAGCACATGATCAACAACCGGGTGTTGTATATGCCCTGCAAGACCCACGACGAGCTCGACCCGCTGCTTGCCAACGAATAAACGCGGGTTATATCCGCCAATGAAAACTCGACCCATGTCCGTTATTGAAAAACTCAAGGAGGCCGTCCGTTCCGTAGTCGATGCGGAGCGTCAGGACCTCTACGCCGAAGCCCGCCTCAACGATGGCCGGGTCGTAGCAACTGAAGCCGAGGAGTTCTCCGCCGGCGCAAACGTCCGCGTGATGAGCGAGGACGGCGAAGCCGCACCCCTGGAGGCTGGCACCTACGAACTCGCCGACGGCGGTGAGCTGAAGGTGGACGCCGACTCCAAGGTGGAGATGATGGAAGAGGAAGAGGAGAAGGTCGAGGCCGCAGAACACGAGGAGGAGAAGGACGAGATGAGCGCGGTGAAGGCCGCCCTGGTCGAGAAGTTCCAAATCTCCGAGGAGGTCGCCGAGCAAATCGTGGAGGTCGTCAAGGACGCCATGAAGCCGGCTGAAGATGAGAAGGAAGAGGAAGAAATGGAGGAGGAGAAGAAGGACAAGGAAGAGATGTCCGCCCTCACCGACCTGACCCACGAGATGGCCGTGGCACTCGAAGCCATCAACAAGCGCTTGTCCAAGCTGGAGGAAGAACCCGCCGCCCAGCCTGACCGCGTGCTCCCGAAGCAGGAGTTCAAGAAAGAAGACACCCCCAACTTGACCGGCGTGAATCGCGCCCTCAATCACATCAATCAGTTCTCATGATTCCCGTAAAGTCCAAGAAGTACGACTTCGACATCACGGTCTCGGACAACACCTACGCCGGTGAATTGGCCCTGCCGTACGTTACCGCCGCCATTACCGGCGCGGAGACCATCACCAACAACCGCTGCCGCCTCATCGAGGGCGTCGTCCACAAGGCGGTCATCTCCAACCTCGGTTTCACCGACGTCATCCAGGCCGCCGATTGCGCTGGCACGGACGGCGCTGACCTGACCCTCACGGAGCAGGTCGTGACCCTCAACGACTTGATGGTCAAGGAGGTCATCTGCCGCAAGACGATGTTCCCGACATTCATCGCCGCTCAGGGTGCCATGCGCCGCGACGGAAACATCCCTCCGGAGTTCGGTGAGTTCGTTCTCGCCTCTACCGCTGCCCAAGCCGGAAAGTCCCTCGAGGCTCTCCTCTGGAAGGGTGACGCTGGTTCCGTGTGGGGTCTCGGTCTCCTCTCCAACGACGGAGTCATTGACGAGGCCGGCATCGACGCGTCCGCCATGAAGGACTTCGCTGAGGCTGACCTCGGCACGGCCTTCTCCGCTTCCACGATCCTCGGTCACATGGACACCGTCTTTGCTACGGCTGCCGCTACCCCGGGCATCCTCCAGAAGCCGGGCTGCGGATTCTACGTCTCTTACGAGGCTTACGCTTTCTTCCTGCAAGCTCAGGCCGCCCAGAACACGGGCCCCGGTTACAACCAGGCCCTGACGGGTGCCACCTACCTCGGATACCCGGTCTACCCGACCGCTGGCATCCCGAACACGGTGGACGTGATGGCCTTCACCTACCCCGACAACATCGTGGTGGCCACCAACGCTTACACCGGCAACGAGGCTGCTGCCCTGATTCCCGTCTACCAGTACGACGGCTCCGACAACGTGAAGGTCACCATGAACTTCGCCGCCGGTGTCAACGTTGCCGTCCCTGCTGACGGAGTGGTTGGCTTCAACTTCAGCTGATAGATGGCTTGTACAATCACCCTCGGCCGCGCGCTGGATTGCAAGGACGCTCTTGGAGGCTTGTCGAAGATTTTCTTCGTCAATGACTTCGAGGCGGGCCTTGTGACCGCCGCGGGGACGGGTGACGGTACGGCAGGCTCGGCGACCGTTTCCACCACAGCGGGGGAGACGTTCACGATCACCGACCTCCCCGCGATGACCGTACTCCAGTACGACCTTCGCCCGGACTTGTCGTCCTTCACCATCAACGTCCAGTCGGACCCCGCCACGGGAGCCTCTCTTTTCGAGCAGACCCTCAACGTGGTCCTTCAGAAGCACCAAGAGCAAGACCCCGAGCAGCTCCGCCTCATCAGCCGGAACCGCTCCCAAATCTTCGTCTTGGACAACAACGACAACCTCTTCCTTTTCGGTGCTGCCCACGGCATGGACCTGAACGGAGGAACGCTTACCAGCGGAGCCGCCCGCAATGAGATGTCCGGCCACACCTTGACCTTCGCAGGTCGGGAGGCTGCGCCGTACTACCTCCTCGAGGCTACCGCCGGAGTCGGGACTGCCGTCTATCCTTTCGATGGATTGACGACCCCGGCCAACGTGACCATCACCACGGGCTGAGGACCGTTATTCGTTCGTGTGTTTGTAGAGGGGGCTGCCGAGAGGCGGCCCTTTCTTATATGTCCTTTTGATGATAGTGGTGGTGAAGAACAGCTTCGAGAGCATCGAGAACACGATCTACATCACGCCCAAGGAAAAGCGTGGTGCCGCGAACGTGGCCGAGTATGGCGCAACCATTCAGGCCCTGGGGCTGGAGCTCAAGAGCCTCACCACCGACAAGACCGCAATGGTGAACGCCCGCGTCCTCACGGTGACGGACCGCTTCACCACCTTCACCTTCGATGCCGACAGCGCCGGGGACACCTCTGTGGACCTTACGGGTCCGGGGTGGCCGGAGGGCTTCATCCAGTACCGCGTCGTCGAGCGGTCCTCCTCTTCTGATGTTCGCGACATCACCGCCTCGGACGTCATCTTGGAGAAGGGTTTGGGGTATCTTACCCGCGGAGAGCAGATTGGGTACCTCTTGACCGAAGCGGGGGCCAACCTCGCCAAGGAAGATTCCGGTCTGTTGCTCCAAGAGAACGCCACCACGACGACGGAGGCATATGCCGAGACCACGTACTCCAGCCACACCGACGACGACGAAACCTTCACCTACTATGAGTAAGCACGAGTTCAACGTCTTTGGGCTTCCGACCCATGAACTGCCCCTCTTCCGAGAGAAGACCGGGCGCGACTGGGTGGACTATGGCTACGACAACGCCTACGGGGACTACCTCCGGGACCTCTACCTCGGCAGCGCCATCCAGAGCGCGGTCGTGAATGGGGTTTCGGAGATGATTTACGGCGAAGGCTTGGACGCTACGGATCGGGAGGAGAATCCCGACCAATGGCTGAAGACCCAGCGCCTCTTCGAGAACTCCGACGACGATATTCTGCGGCAGCTGTCCTTTGACCTTAAGCTGTACGGGCAATGCTACGTCCAAGTCATTTGGAACCGCGTCCGGACGGAGGTGGCCGAGCTCCGCTTCTTGCCAGCCCATACGGTGCGGACGGGCATTGCCGACGCCCAGGGAAAGGTCGACACCTACTACGTGAGTCCGGACTGGTCCCGGATGCGGGAGCCGAGGTATGCTCCGGTCAAGTACCCGGCGTGGGACACGGAGGACCGCACCGAGCCGGCCAGCGTGTACCAAATCAAAGCGTACAACCCCGGCATCTTCTACTACGGATTGCCGGACTATGTGGGCTCCACGAACTACATCGAGCTGGATAGGGAGGTGTCCACGTTCCACCTGAACAACATCAAGAACGGCCTCTTTCCCTCGATGCTTTTGGCGTTCAACAACGGCATCCCAAGCGACGAGGAGCGGAGGGCCATCGAGCGGCACGTGAACGAGAAGTTCAGCGGGTCGAGTAACGCCGGGCGCCTGCTCATTTCGTTCAACGACGGCAGCGATTCCGCGCCCCAACTGACTCCGGTCAACCCGAACGACAATGACGGGATGTACGAGTTCCTCGCCACGGAGTGCACGACCAAAATCTTGGCGGGTCACCGGATAACCTCGCCGCTTCTGTTCGGCATCCGCGGAGAGGGAAGTGGGTTCGGGAACAATGCCGACGAGCTGCGGGACGCCTTCAGCCTCTTCCAGAATACGGTCGTCAAGCCATTTCAGCGGACGCTGTTGGATGGCCTCCAGCCCATCTTCGCGGTGAATGGCATCGACCTCGACTTCTACTTCAAGACCTTGAAGCCTGCCGACTTCATCGACGTGGAGACGGTCCGGGCACAGACGGGCGACGAGCAAGAAAAGGAGGGACTCGAGCAGAAGTTCAGCGCTGTAGAACTGGACGCCGCGGCGGAGTTCCTGATTGCCTTGGGAGAGGACGAAGACGACGAGTACGAACTCATCGACGAGCGGGAATACGACGAAGCCGAGGAAGAGAAGCTCGACGCCCTCTGGACGTTTGCGCGGGTGCCTTCTTCCAACCCTGCCGGAAAGAGTGAAGTCGATACCGACCTCATCAAAGTCCGCTACGCATACGCCCCAGCTACCGCGGACGACAAGTCCCGGGAGTTCTGCCGCAAGATGGTGAACGCCGCGAAGGTGTACCGCAAGGAAGACATTGTGGCCGCCTCCGGGCGTGCCGTGAATCCGGGATGGGGACCGCGCGGAGCCAATACATACGACCTCCTCAAGTACAAGGGGGGCGGATCGTGCCGCCACTTCTGGCAACGCCGGACGTACCTCAAGAAGAACAACAAGCGCGTCTCCGTAAACGAGGCCCAACGCATCATCCGCGCCGCGGGACCCGATGCCGAGCGCCTGAAGCCGCAGGACCCACAAGTGGCGCAGCGCCCCCGCGATATGGTCAACCGCGGATTCCTTGAACCCAAAGACTTCACCACCCCACGATAATGGCCAACCTCATTCTTTTCATCTCCCCGGCGAAGCTCAAGAAAGAGACCGCCCTCGGTGGGTCTGTGGACGACGAAATCCTACAGCCCTACATCCGTATGGCGCAGGAGATGCACATCCTCCCCGCCTTGGGACAATCGCTGTACGACGACCTCAAGACCAAGGTCGGAGCGGGCACCATCACCGGCAACGACGAGACGTTGATGGAGGACTACATCGCCCCGGCCCTGGTTCAGCTCGCCTTCGTGGAGGCCCTGCCTTTCATCCGGGTTCGCATCGTCAACAACGGCGTGACGGTCATGGAGTCCGAGCAAAGCACCGCGGCCACGTATGGGGATATGAAGCCCTTGATGAACCGCTCCAAGGATTTGGGCCTGTTCCATATCGAGCGCCTCATGGAGTACATCGACAACAACACCACCCTCTTCCCTGAGCTCGATGGGGAGGGTCCGGGGGAGTTGTGCCGCACCCGACGCAACTACACACAAGGGCTCAACATCTACCCCAGTACGGACGACAAACTTGTGGAGCGCATCCTCCGCGACTACGGAATCAAGTATTGACGAACGAAGAGAAACTCGCCAAGTATATCCAAGAGAGAGATGGCAAACAGCAAAATTTCCGACCTTACCGAGTTGACTTCCGCCGCGAACGCGGACGTCCTGGTCATCGTGGACGACTCGGCATCCGAGACGAAGAAGATCAGCTTCCAAAACCTGAGTAGCTCCATTTCTGTGGGCACCGCTGGCGACGTGACGCTCACGGTCCTCAACGACACCGGCTCCACCATTGCGTTGGGGAAGGCGGTCTATATCTCCGGGGCCTCGGGTAGCGACACCACGATTGCGTTGGCTGACAATTCCGCTGCGTCTACCATGCCCGCAGTGGGCATCACCAAGGAGAGCATCGCCAACAACGCCACGGGTGCGGTCACCATTTCCGGTTCTTTGGCCGGGGTCAATATGTCGGCCTTCTCTGAGGGGGACGTATTGTACGTCGGCACCTCGGGGGACTTGACGGACACCAAGCCCACCGGGACGGCGCTCATTCAGAACATGGGCAAGGTGGCCAAGGCTGCCGCCTCGGGTTCTTTCATCGTGACCGGGGCCGGGCGTAGCAACGACGTCCCCAACCTCCCGGAGAACTACATCTGGTATGGAGACTCGAACGGCGTAGCGGACCCAAAGGAATTGATTGGGGGCACGAACGTCACCATCACGGCGGCGGCGGGCTCTGTGACCATCGACGCAGCGGGCGCGGGTGGAGCTTCAGACCTGGACGACCTGACGGACGTCACCATCACCGGCACCCCAGCGGCGGGGGAGTTGCTCATCAATAATGCCACCTCTGGGGACTTCGTCAACGCAACCCTGACGGGTGGAACGGGGGTTACGGTTACGAACGCGGACGGCTCTGTTACCTTGGCCATCGGTCAGGCGGTGGGCACCACCGACGACGTGACCTTCGGCACCATTACCGCAGACATCACCGGCACGGTGGACGGAACGGAGCTCGAGTTCTTGACCCGTGACGGCGCCATCGGCACCGCAGGACAGGCCGAGGGAACGATTGTGAAGTTCGGGACGGGTACCCTTGTGGCGGGCCAGGTCTACACCCACGCCTCGGGCGCTTGGGTCGCTGTCGATGCTGACGCCCAAGCCACCACGGAGGGGCTGTTGGGTATGGCCCTCGGAACGTCACCCACTACGAATGGGCTTCTGGTCCACGGGGTGGGGTACCTCTCCCACGATCCCGGCGCGGCGGGGGATGTCTTGTACGTCCACACCACGGCGGGGGAATTGAGCTCCACACAGCCGAGCGCCACGGGCGACTTCGTGCGGGTGGCGGGGTACTGCCTCGCGGACAACAAGGTCTTCTTCTCACCCTCTCAGGACTTTATCGAAATTGGCTGAGATTAGCAAGCTCTCGAAGGTCGCCATTGCTGACGTGGCGAAGGTGGACGCGGTGCTCAAGGCTGACATCGCGAACTTCAACGGCCTCACGATTCCGAGTGCGGCAGGGCTTCTGCTTGACACCTACACGGGCGCGGCTGCGGCGTATTCCGTGCGGCGTTTGCGGACGGCCTATACGGGGGCCATCATGCGCGTCCGTCGGGACTCGGACAACGTAGAGGCCAACGTGGGCTTCGACAGCAACAATGAGTTGAGCCTGACCTCACCCATCTCCAACACGAGCGACTCTCAGACCTACACGGACTTCGCGGATTTCGTGGACCATACCGGAACCCCTGCCAATGGTTTCGTCCGTAAGTGGTACGACCAAGCATCCTCAAACGACACGGGTCAAACCACGGCAACCAATCAGCCTAAAATCTACGACAGCTCCACGGGGCTTATTGAAAAGGGCAGCGTAGGCAACGAAAAGCCGGCATTGAATTTTGATGATGATGCAATCGTGTTAAGTGGCGCCTCTGGAATTAGCGGGCTAGCGCAAAGTTTCTTCTTCGTTGCAGACGCCGCTAAGAACGGATTCGACGAGTGTTTTCTTGGCGCAGGTCGTCAAGTTACAGGAGAAAGCCGCTCATTCACAAGCGAGTATTACATGCGCTTTGTTAGTAGCACACAGAATTATACGGGTTACGCCGAAACCAACGTTCGAAGACTTCATTCCATCGTTTGCCCCGGGACTATCTCGAATATTAGCGCCTACGATTGGTATCGAGACGGTAGTCTCTTGACACCTACTACGGCCAGCACAACTGCCGTAAATTCAATTTCAGGAACCGTTGTTATCAACATCGGCTCAAATTCAAGTGGTGGCACTGTATTTGAGGGTCATATACAAGAAGTAATTGTTTGGAACTCTGACCAATCCAGCAACCGCACCGGCATTGAGAGCAACCTGAATTCTTACTTCAGCATTTTTTAAATGGCTACCGTATACCTCCCCGTCGAGCCACAACTGGGCATGACTTCAGGCGAGCGTGCTGACGCCATCGACCGCGAAGTGTGGTGCCTACTCCGCCCTGCCGCCCTCCAGCTTCCGCAAGACACCAAGTACCTCTACCCACGCATTACCCACCCCGACACGGGAGAGGTGGCCATCGTAGGGGACACCACAGAGGACATCTACATCCACCCCGACGTGGACCTGACCGACCTCCTCGCCCTGCTCCCCGAAGTACCACAAGCGGAGAAGGATGGGCTCGTGGCATACATCGACGCCAATCGGGGCGGCACCGTGCCCTTTGGGCAGCTCATCCCGTCCACCTCGACACAACTCACGCAAGAGGAAGCCGAGGCCCTCGGGTGGTTCCCGGACGAGCCATTGTGAAGGCGGCAGCGTTCCTCCTCACCGTAGCCGTAGGGCTCGCCCTGATTCCTTTCGGGCTGGCCTTCGAGGTGCTCATCTCCGTCCTCACCCTGCATTGGATACCCAACCTCCCGAAGTACGCGCGAGGGGTGGGGGTGGCCCTCTCTCAGCTTCTCAACGTGACGTGTGCGCGATTCCTCACCGACCTCTGCGTACAACGGAACGGGCTGGCCTTTGGCGATCCCGACCACACCACAAGCGCGGTCCTTGGATGGAACCAGGCACATGGCACCGTGACCCCAGTCGGGGCGTTCATCATTTCGTGGCTCGATATATTGGAAAGTGAACACTGCCTCAAAGCATACCGCGCCCAATGGACAACCTCTCCACCTTCGAGCTCCTGACCCTGGCCATCTCCATCATTGGGGTCTACGTGAAACTGACGCAAGAGGTGGGCAAGCTCAAGTCCCGCGTGATTGCATTGGAGAAGACGGAGACGGAGGTCAAGAGCCTGCTGGGGGAGCTGCTCAACAACGTCCAAGAAATCAAGCTGCTCCTAGCGGAGAAGGGAATCCGATGATCTACTTCACCCTCGACGAGTTCGACTCCCCCGACCTGCCCGGCTCCGGGGAGTACATGGAGGACGAGTTCCTGCGGATGATTGACGCCGCCCGTGACGTGGCTCAGATTCCCTTCATCATCAACTCTGGCTTCCGGACCGAGGCGCACAATCGGGCGGTCAATGGGTCCGAGGCGTCTTCCCATCTGCGCGGCTGGGCGGCGGACGTGAGGGCCACCAATTCCACAACGCGGTGGATTATTATTGCCGCCTGCCTACAGGCTGGATTCACCCGGATTGGGGTGGCAGACACCTTCGTGCATGTCGATTGTGACCCGGCCAAGGACGAAAACGTGATGTGGTTATATTAAAGGGTGATGATTGACACACTCCTCACTTTGGCAGATACGGTCGCCGTGGCTGAACCCGTCCTCGATCCCATCGTTGTAGACCCCTCCACACCGTGGTGGTCCGAGCACCTCGTGGAAATCGGGCTTGCCTTCTTCGCGTTCCTCAAAGTCGTGGTGAATTTGGTGCCGTCCGATAAGCCGCGCGACATCTTCGCCGTCTTGGACCGCATCATTAACGCCCTCATTCCCGACCGTCGGAAGTGAAGTGGCGGGCCCTCCTCAAGGGCCTCGACATTACCGAAGCCTTCAAGACCAAGGGAGACCTCCGCAGGTGGAGCGCCAAGCGCACCGTCGGGGGCATCCTTGCGTTGACCGCTTCGGAAGTCATCCTCGTACACGGAATCAGTTGGGAGGCGGTGGCCCTGGCTGGCATTTCGGTGATACCCATCACCGCGTCCATGTTTGAGAAATGACACCCGTCCAAGTCTACCACCTCGAGTACACCGCAGGGGACCACTACCGTTGCCTCCTGATGTCCGACCTCCATTGGGACAATCCCAAATGCGACCGGGAGAGACTGAAGCGGGACCTCGACTACGCCCTAAAGGAGGACCTCGACATCTTCCTAAACGGGGACACCTTCTGCGCCATGCAGGGGCGGTACGACGGAAGGCGGAGCAAGGACGACGTGCGGGAGGAGCACAACACGGCCCTCTATCTCGACGCCTTGGTGAATACCGCCATCGAATACTTCACGCCCTACGCCCACCTCATCCGGGTTGTGGGGTACGGAAACCACGAGACCAGCATCCTCAAGAACTGCGAGACGGACATCCTCGGGAGGTTCGTGGAGGGCCTCAACGCCCGCGGCGCAGAGATCGTCCTCGGAGGGTATGGGGGCTGGGTGGTGTGGTCCTTTACGCAGGCCAGCGGAAGCGGAAACGGGATGAGTTTCCGCATGAAGTATTACCACGGATCCGGTGGGGGTGGACCGGTCACGAAGGGCGCCATCCAGTTCCAGCGCATGAGCGCGGCCATCTCTGGCGCGGATTGCATTTGGCAGGGCCACGTCCACGAGTCCATGACCAACATCCATGTGGTGGAGCACCTGAACCAAAAGCACACCCAAGAGCTGAAGGAGGTGCTGCACGTCAGGACTCCGACGTATAAGGAGGAATACGCCGACGGAACGAAGGGCTGGCACGTTATGCGGGGCGCTCCGGCCAAGCCCTTGGGGTGCTATGTCCTCGACCTGGAGCTGAAGACCAAGAAGGTCCGGGCCCGGGCTTTTCCCCTATGAAAAAAGCCCCCGACGTTTCGAGGGCTTCTTGACTAAATCATGCTGCGGGTAACCTTCCCCGTGCAATTGGCTGCAATGTAGTCAGAACATGGCAGTTTGCAAGCGGGATTTTACTGCCGCGGCGCAGTTCTTTTTGGCCACGTCGAAGTAGCTGGGCTTCAACTCAAACCCAAGCCCTCTCCGGTTCATCTGCAAGGACTGAAAGACCTCCGACCCGATGCCCATGAAAGGCGTGAAGACTACATCTCCAGGGTTAGAGTACAAGTGAACCAACCGTTCGATGGTGTCCAGTTGCAGCGGGCAGATGTGCTTTTCGTCTCGACTGTCTCGGGCTGTGGTGTATTGCAGGGTCCGGGTTTGGTTGATGTCCATCCAAACCGGGCTGGCGTACTTCTGCCACAAGTCCACAGGGAGATCGGTATTGGCCACGGGATTCTCCCGTTCTCCATCTTTACGGAATACAAGGACATAGTCCGGAAGTCCAACGGCTGACATGGTGGAGTCCTTCTTGACCTGCTTATGGAGCAGCTCGATGGCTTTGGTGCGCTGCATCTGAATGACCGGGTCCTTCCAAATTGTAACGCGGGAATGGTAGATGAATCCTTGTTTTTCGAAAGCGTCTCTAATCATGCCTGAGAAGTCCCGGAGGCCGCGGTACCCTTCGACTCCTTTCTTCACCATCAAGTCCATGCAATGCACGGCCACGTTGCGTCCGCTTTGCATGACCCGATAGAGGTGCTCCACAAGGAAGTCGAAGTGCACCAGGAACTCTTCAAAATCGGCGCTGTTGCCCATGTCCTCGACGTAGTCGGAGCAGGTGTAAAGGTCAGCAAAGGGGGGAGAAAACACCGAGAATCCCACGCTCTCGTCCGGCACGCTGCGGATGAGTTCGACGCAGTCCCCGCGGCGGATGGTATAGTCGTCGGTCACGACGTCATCAATGTTATATGCGACCTCGTCAACCGGATCATCCGAGTTGATGGTGTTGGTCATGGCTTCGTTCATGGTGTCGAATTGTTCCTGTTTGCGGTTGATGGATTGGATGACGTTCTCCATCGTATCGGTGGAGACGATGTAGATGTTGACGTCTTTCTTTTGTCCGAATCGGTAGGATCGCCGGATGGCTTGGTACAGCCCCTCAAAGCTGAAGTCCAGCGACGCGAAGATTTGATTTGGGCAATGCTGGAAGTTGAGGCCGAACTGGGCAATCTTCGTCTTCGTCACCAACACCCGGAACTTGCCCGCCTTGAACGCAAGAAACGCGCTTTCTTTTTGCTCCGGCGTTTGGCTTCCGGAGACCTCCACCGCGTCCGGGATGAGGTCCTGGATGAACTTGGCCTCCTCATTTTGCCGGACCCAAACGATGAAGGGCTCATCGGAGGCGTTGACAATCTCGGCGGCGGCCTCCATCCTCGGGACTTTGGTCAGGCGCAGCTCGGCGTTGAAGTTCGTCGCACTTACGGCCACCTCATTAAACAGCATCCCGTGGTCCCGTTGTTCCGTCTCAATCTGCTCCTCATGGAAGTGCAGCGGTGGCAGCTCGTGGTCGGTGTCTTCGTATCCCAAATCGGAAGGCTTGCGAACGACCGAGGCCCACGTGCCTACCCACTTGTAAAAAGACTTCTCCGCGTGTCCTTTAAGTCTCCACTTTTGCGTGCTGCCTCCGTCATGGATGAAGTACGTGGCACTCATCTCATTGCGCGAAAGGACATCCAAGAACTCGGAGTGGTTGCCCAGCTCGAGAGGATCGTTTGGGCTCGGTGTCGCCGTGCAAGCCAGCTTATATGGCACATCCCGGCACCGGTCCAAAATCATCTGCTTCATCTTGCCCATGAAGTTCTTGAGGATGGAAGATTCGTCAAGCACAATGCCCCCAATCTTCGACACGTCCACCTTGTGGAAGCTCTCGTAATTGGTGATGATAACGCTGTGGAAGTAGGCCCGGCCTTCCTCCCACGGCACCACCTGGACGCCGAACTTCTCCCCTTCGGATATTGTCTGCGCGGCAACAGCAAGCGGGCAAAGAATCAGGACATTCTGCCCTGTGGCCTTTGTGACTTGATACGCCCACTCCAATTGCATCAGGGTCTTGCCCAATCCGCAGTCCGCGAAGATGGCATACCGCCCGCGGCGGCACGCCTTCTCCACAATATCACGCTGGAACGGGAACAGGTGGCGGTTGAGGTCTTTGGGCTCGATGCCTACGCTTTGAGCGTGCTTGACCTTTTGATCGATGAACTCTTCGTATTTCATGGCTTGAAGGGTGCAATGAAGGTATCCATCCTTGCGGCGCGGGCTTCTCTCCTTTCGATGTCGGCAGAGACGGTCAGCCAGAGGGCGGGGCTGCGGTGCTCGAGTTCGTCGCAAATCATGAGCAGCATCTGCGAGGTATTGTCCCCGCGCAGGGACCGCGGCGTATCTGCGATGGGATTGGCCAGCCCGATGAGTTCATTGTTGGTCATCTTGGCCAATGCCTTCTCGAGGGAGTCCATCGGGAGTCGTGCGAGTTCTTTCATCATCCCTTCGCGAATTTGTATTCCCATGAAACCTCCAGCCGGGAAAGTTTGCAGTTGTCTGCAATGGCATTGAGGAACACCTTCGAACCGGAGCGGAGCTGGCGGTCGAATTGGTGGCGGTTGATGCCCAGCACCAGGCAGCACTCGTCGAGGCTGCCGTACTGGGACTTGATCATGTCGTAGAATTCATTCATGCCTTGGAGAGTTTGGAGATGATTTGATTCAGCACCTCCACGGTCTTGCGGAACTGCAACAGCTTGGGGTCGTCCATCGAGTAGTAGGTCCCGGTGCCTTCGGGGAACGCCTTGAGGTGCTCACGAATGGCGGACTCGCGTTCGTCGGCCTGTTCGGTGACGTGCTCGGCATACGATTTAACGATGAGGATGGCATCCCGGAGGGCTTCGGCGCGTCCGAGGTTGTGATTGACTTCTTCGAGGAGGTCGAGTTGTGACTTCATTTGTGTGTTTGTTTGCGACAAATCTACACAGAATTTGCGATTGTGCAAACCGGGGGCGTATCTTTGGGGCAACAAATCACATACACATGAAGTACCAAGACTGGTTCCGACTCGCGAACCGCGCTATCGTTTCAGAGATGGCCATCCAAAAGGTCACCCAGAAGGAGCTGGCCCAAGCCGTAGGGGTAGACCCGGCCACCATCAACCGCAAATTGAAGGATCCGGGCAAGTTCACCACGGTGGAATTCGGCAAGGTCTGCGACCGCCTGAACATCAACATGAAAAACCTGAGCCATGCAGAAAGCGCAAATTGAGTCCATCCAGGGCAAGGGCGACTGGAAGGGGAAGTACGGCACCATGTACACCTTCGAAATCGCATTCAATGACGGCACCGTAGGGGAGGCCAACAGCAAGAGCGAAACCCCACCCTACGCCGTGGGGGACGAGGTGTACTACGAGGTCCTCTCCAACAACGAGCGTTGGGGCAAGAAGCTCAAGGTGTCCAAGAACCCTCCGCAGCAGGGATTCACACCCCGCCCAGCAGACCCGAAGAAGGACAAGCAAATCATCCGCGGGATGTGTTTCAAGGTGGCGGGTATGGCATGGGCCAACCAGTACAAGCACAAGCAGTTCGACACCCCTCACGAGGTCATGGTGAAGGACGTGGTGGAGTTGGCCAAGAAGTACGAGCAAGCCTTCAACGCATGGATGGAAGAGTGAGCGAGTGCTGCGGCGCCCCCGCAGTTGAGCAGTCCGAAGACGTGGGAATCTGCCCGGAGTGCCGGGAACATTGCGAGTACGTCGATGAATGACTGCCTGACCATCGAAGAACGGGCGGCCCGGATCATCTTCCTCCGCCACCACCTCGTGGGCCTGAAGAAGGAACGCGCCCTGGATGGACTAACGGAAAGGGCACGGGCTATCCTTGAGACGGAGATGGGCTGGGTCAACACGGCTTTGGCCAAGTTGGACCCGATGGGCATCTTCCCGCTATGAAGTATTGGTTCGAAGTAGAGGACGCGCAGCGGTATGGACTCCCAGCCGCTGTCGTTCTTGCTCATCTGAGGTATTGGATAGAGCGCAACACGCACGCCGGAGAAGAGCCCTGCATGACCCAATCCATCAAGGAGATGAGGTCGTACCTGCCCTTTCTTTCCTTTGATCAGATACGCCGGGCATTGGAGAAGCTCCAGAAGCACGGGGTGATTTATCGAGCCGCCAATGGCTTCGACCGGAGGCACTCGTACTGCGTGGCAGAATTGCCACAAGCACGTGGCGAGAATGCCACAACGATGAGGCAGGAATGCCACAACGATGTGGCGCCATTGCCACAAGTACATATAGAAACAAATACCTCTAAGAGAACAGAGAGTGGCGCGTGGGAGAGACCGACAGAGGAGGAGGTGGTGGAGTACCTGTCCGAAATTGGGGGCGGGGACTTGGCCCCTACATTGGGTCCCGCCTTCTTCAACTACTACCAGGCCAACGACTGGATGGTGAACGGGACACCCATCGCCCGGTGGAAGTACAAGGCCAAGCAATGGCTCACCAACGAACGAAACAGAAAAAGCAATGAGCGACGAAAAGGATTCAACCCCGACGGATTCACTCCGGATGGCCTCAGGGACTTCATCGATAACGGATAGTAGTGTGGCACTTCTGCGCGGAGAAAGCCCAAAATTGACCCCTCTAAATGCGTGGGAGGGGGGCACAAACATCCGGCGGGCACTCCGCCTCCACCCTCAAGCGACCAGAGCGTGGTTCCTCGCCGAGCTCGGGAAGCTGATTAAGTTCGTCGACGCCACCAAAACGATCCAAGACGACGACGAGATGAAGGAAACGGCGCGGGCGCTGATGGAAGAATTCCCCGTTTTCCGCCTCGAAGAATTCAAGCTCGTGTTCGAGGGCATCAAGCGCGACAAGTTTGGGCCCATGTACGGGCGGCTCAAGCTGGGGGAGATCATGGAGTGCTGCCGCAAGTGGGAAGAGACCCGCGCGGAGCGCATCCTTGAGCGTCAGCATCGTCCGGAATTCGACCCCCACACCCGGTCCTCAGTTGGCGAACCCAAACGGAAGGCTATATTGTTAACCGAGGAGGACCTGCTGGCCCTCGGTCAAATCAAACCCAAATGACTCAAGGTCTATTCGCCGCCATCGCTGTCCTGTCCTTTGCCCAGCTTGGCATCGAATACTTCCAAGAGAACCAGGTCCGCGTCTTCGGGCTTGTCATCCTACTACTGGCGTGCCTCGGGATCGTCGCGTGAACCGAAAGAAGCTCATCGCAAAGCTCGACCGGGTCTTTTCCCAATGGGTGCGGGCCAAGGACGCCGACAACCGCGGACACGTCACCTGCTACACCTGCGGCAAGGAGGCCCATTGGAAGACGATGGACGCCGGCCACTTCCAATCCCGCGGGAAGTTTGCGACGCGGTGGATGTGCGACCCCGAGGAGGGACTCGTGAACGTAGCCCCGCAATGCAAGAGGTGCAACGGATTCCGTAGCGGGGAGCAGTTCAAATTCGCCCGGAGGCTGGACGCAGAGTACGGGGAAGGCACAGCGGAGAAGATTGAGCAGATGTCCAACCAGACCCGGAAGTATTCCTCGGAAGAACTCGAGGCGCTCATCGAGGTCTACAACCGCCGAGTCCGGAAGCTGTGACCCTGTCCCGATACCTTGAGAAGAACTACGCCGACCTCGAGCAGGCCGCGTACCG